ATCCCACTTCCCGCTCGAGCTCATCTGCTAAGTTACGAAGAGCAGATCGTGGATAGGGGCGAGTAACGTCAAACTGATTACCACGATTTCCATCCACGCTTTTCTCCGAAGAATCTTTCTACCCCTAAAAACTCGCGAAACCAATCCAGCGTTTCAAACCCCTTCGCGTTGTTACATTCACGACACGAGGTCACCATTTTCTCTCCTCCGATCGAACTCGGTTCCACGTGATCTGCGGTGATTTCTCTGCGGTTCTTCAATGTGCGTCCACAATAGAAACACTGGTTCCATTCGGCCATGATTCATCCCTTGAACACAATCTTTCTTACATCGGTCAGTACATTACGGATCGCCTTCTTCTGCTTGGCAAGGTCGTCGTAAAATCCAGTGCCTTCCATATAAGGCCAAGTGCCTATCGCTGGATTTTCCATGAAGTTGAGAACTTGTAGTAGACACTCCTCCAATTTGAGAGCATCTTCGGAACTGCAGTAGGTGGCTTTGGATCGTTCTTCTCCGTCTTCCATTACATCAAAAGTTCTCATGGAGTATCCTCACTGTTCTCTACAGCTAGATGCTCGGTTTTGGCTAATCTTTGACGAATTCCTCTAGCGATAGCCGATTTTCGAAGCCGGTATCTAGTTTCTTCTGAAATGACCTGTTTGGATGCTCTGATAGCCTCTCTGTGAGACGCAGATTTGGGGCCTTTCATAGCCTCCTTGTGTTCTTTCGATTTCGGTTTCCTCATTTTCTTCTTGAAATCTTCAGACCGGGTACTACCTTTGGGAATAGAGGGTTGTCTTCCTTTAGTGGCCACACTTATCTGGTTACGAGTGATTTCCGTGTGCTTGTAACCCTTGGCTCCCACATGATTTTCAAATGATCCACCTCGAGCCAGGTTGTACCCTGTATTTCTAGAATCAAGTAGAATTATCCAGATACGTTCCAGATTGTCTAATTCCTTCAAAGATCCAACATCGTTACAGAGAACTTGTATCCGGAAATTGGAAGCTCCATACTTCCTTATGGCTCGATGAAAGTGAGTTTGACTACCATGGGCTGCTTCGTATAGATGTCGCTTTAATCTATGTTCTGCTCTATTGCCACGATGTTGTCCAACGTAAACTTTGTCATTTATGGAATTGGTGACGACATAGATAAGCATTCAAACTCCACAATTCTGTGAGTTGAATGGCTAATACTGCCAGTTACTTCCAGTTTTTGTTGCGGTATTTGAGAACTTTATCCATCGTACAGGAAGCCGGACTCTTATCATCGCGGACTCCCAAGATAGCCGGTTGAACTATGTGACCAGTGGGTGTAGAGTATAGAAATTTCACTTCCAAAACCGATCCAGGACGAATGCTCGGATCTTTGCCTATCAGAGAGGCACCTGAAATGCGTTGAAGCTGACCTTTCTTGTCGTAGCATCCGATATTTACACTGGTAGGATGACCTGCTGCATCAGTACGTTCGAATGAGATAACAACAGTATCAACTGTCTTCCAAAATTTTATCTTAAAATGTTGACGAGAATCACCCTGCTTGTAAGTCGCATCCAGGCGGCGAACTACGATGCCCTCAGCATTCTCGCCTTCGAGACGCTGCGCGAATTGCCTCTTCTCGCTTTCGGTGACTACAAGCGAAGCAACTTCGATGTAAGCAAACTTGCCGAATGCCGTGCGGATCATGTCCAGGCGAGTGGTGTACTCTTCGCCGCCCAGCAGGTGTTTGCCCAGGATGAGCGCATCAAACACCTTGAGGCTTTCGTCCTGCATGAGTTCGCAGTCGAGGACAAATCTGTCAAGAGGATGACTGAGGAGCTTGGCGGCCAAACTTCTGGGGAGGTCGCGAACTTCGCTCTCTTTATTCAAGCAATAGACATAGCCACCGTCGCGGATGATTACACGACGTTTGCCGTTGTACTTCTCTTGGAAGCCATACCGGCTGTCCTTGATGTACTTCTGAATAGAGGAGATCGGCTCTTCTTGAAGCAACTCTGGCATTAGGCGGATCTGGCTCATACTTCATTCTACCGAAGAATGAGCCAAATCGGCTAATTTACATCGTGTGCTTCCAGTACTTCAGCCACGACCTGTTCCGCAGAAGGCTCTTCAATGTCGAGAGCCAGAATCAGACTGGTGGCCTTGTCGTGGTTGAACAACACGCGGATGACGTCCACCACTTGGCACTCCATCGCGCCTTTGGACTGATTCAGATGCTTCCAGGCTCCATGAGGCTTGTCATCCTCGAGGAACATAACAGTCGCCCTGACAATGTTGTTGTGGAGGTCCAGAACTCCCTTGAGAGCGTCGAGGAGCAGTTCCTCTCGAGGAAACGATGCAATCGGAGCAATAGATTTGAACAAGTTGTCCAAATCGATGCTGCTCTCGTCTTCCCCCTCTTCCACATGGCCGAACTGAGCAGGGTCATGCTCATGTGCAGTGTCTCGCTGTTCATCAGTTGCAACCGGCCACTTCTTGGGCTGACGGATGACCTCTTCTCCCTTGACTTCCTGCTTGTTCAGTTCGATCTCAAGTCTCTCCGACAGAGTCTTGGTTTCGATCGGCTCCACGAGGGAGGGATCAAGGACGACGTCTAGATCGCTGACGACTCCACCTGTGAATTCATCATATTTTCCGACACCTAGTGGATCGCTTTCTTCATTTTTCATAGGTCACTCCAGTCCACGTCTTCATGATACGGCGGATCTCATTCCCGATAGCAGTTCGCGGAATAGGAATGTTTTGGAGATTGGGATTGGACTTCTTGCGGCCTGTGGGAGTGCGAGGCTCACGCTCTTCGCCACGCTCACTGAGAGTCTGGTGGAAGTCACGGAATCGAGGAAGGTCATCTGGGAACATTCACTGCTTCCTTGGCGATACGGAGGATCTCAGGTGGAAGAACGGCTCCGATCATATCATTGACTCGACAATTGCCGGCCTGGTAGATCAATACGGTCTGTGTCGCTCATCCTGCCCTCAAAATCTGGGTTTATTTTCCCTCAAGAATGGGTGAGAACCTTCTGTTTCTATCTTGGCACAGTATGCGTATGCCAGCGTCACTGTTAGGGTTTGGTGGACGACTTCTCAGTTCTTCCATGAATTTGTTGTAATCAGACTCATCCAAAGGATTGTCTTTCACTAGAAATCCCAGTCTTCCTCTTCCTGCTTGAGTTGAGCCGGGGACTTCTTGGGCTTGCATCCCGGGCACTTGTAGTGAGAGTCAAGCACTGGAGGATTCGTCTTGCTGGAGGGGAGGTTCATCTCGTTCTCGATCTTGTCCACCATGCGCTGATCCTTCATGATGCACTTGTCGAGGAAGATGCTGAACTTCCCGGTCTTGACATCAAACACCACCCGGCCACGCGGGACAGCATCGTACTCGACATCCTTGGGGACCAATTCGAAACGCTGCAGCTGGCTCCAGAAGGCATCGTGTCCACGAGCGTGAGCCTTGAAGTGGAGGTTCTTGTTGTCGTTGAAGTCTTCAGCCTCGGTCAGAGGAGTGGTGTCAAGGAGGAGGCGACCTTCGTAGACGAAGATGATTCCGACCTCAGGAGGAGAGGCGATCTTGCGAGTGGCATTCGTACGCTCATTGAGCGCGGCGAAGTGATCGAGCAACTCCTTGGCTTTTGCCTGTACGGACTGTTCGAAATCGTCACTCATGTTAGATATCTCCACATCTTGATCTTGGGGTGACTGAACTTGTTCATCCCGTTTTCTTCAGCGTAGAATCCTACTTCATCAGGGAGTTCAACCATCCAACCACGCTCTCCCTTCCAAATCTGGAATTCAGCCTTGGCTATCTGGTCGTCGTCAAGCATGACCTCCACGTTACGAAAGCCATACTCCTCATGGATCACCTTGATCTCAGGCTGCTGCGTGTTGATTGGTATCCAGTCCATGGCTCACTCTACGTTCTGGGATGAGATATCAGTTACTCTGAAGAAACGGGAAGTGACAATCTATCGCCACAGTTGGGAATGCAACCGTCGAGGATTGCATTCAGCATCATCCGACTACGCATCGACTCGCCCTTGATCAACAGATCGAGGGTTTCATTGCGCTTGCGCTCCTCCTCATCCAGTTGAAGCTGGAGTTGGAACACCCGTTTGCGGAGGAAACGGTTTTCTTCATAAACGTCGTACATCTCGTCTCCTACAGGGGTTCGATGATTACACGACAAGTGCCCTGTGCGATCATTCCCAGAACTTGAGCCGCTGTGTAACTCAGATCAATCACCCTCGATTTCAGTCTAGGACCACGATCAGTGATGGTGACAATCACAGACTTCATGCTCTTCAACGAAGTAACCTTCACATGAGAACCCAGCGGAAGTGTCCGGCTGGCTGCGGTCATCTTGTGCTCATTGAATACCTTTCCGTTGGCCATGAGTTTGCCTTGATGAGCACGACCGTAGAAACTGGCAATTCCAGTTTCTGCCATAACTGTATGTGAAGCGATCAAACAACCCAACAAAACCAGAGCTTTCTTCATAGTCTCCTATTTGTACAGCAGAGGCAGGTAGTCGGTGATGCCCAGAACCTGATCAGGCTCCACCGGCCAAGTGGCAATTGCTGTCATGACGTGGAGGTTCACATCTCCGTAGTCCGGCTGATCATAATCCTCGAAGGACTCATGGTCAGGGTGAAAGAGAGATCTGTCCAGAAGTTGTTGGACATGGATCAGTTCCTTCGAATCACGGCAGGATAGGATGATGGTGGCATAGGGTTCGAACATTGCAAGGGTGATTGCCGTGATGTGCTGAAACATGATCTTCGGCATCTTGATGATGGCGGGAAGAATTCCTACCTTGGAGGAAACTCTGGATCCCAGTCCCTTGATGATGCCTGTGAGCGCATGTTTGAGCATTTCTACACGAACCTTGCTGACCACATGAGCAACCTGGGCCACACGGCGGCCAAGCGGCTGCACAACGGTGATGCCGTTTGCACCAGTGACCGTGTCTGCAACTACAACAAAAATCTTCTTCATACACTCCTCTACGGCAGTTACGACAGATCCAGTTATTCTCCTGGATGCTTCAAGTCTGGCATCAAGGCTTCACAGGGATCAGTAGGCATCTGCACATCAAACAACTTGTACATATCCTCTAACGTCGTTGCTTTCTCGCCACGGAACTGTCTCTTGCGCATGCCCTCCGCATAGTTGGCAAGTACAACATTCTTGCGAGTGTCAGGAAGAATGATGGCATTCCATGGGCCCATGACAAATCTCCGACCACAATCCACACAGATCTTGTCGGTGGCCCACATCGACCCGAACCCACAGACCACACGGTGCATCAAGCAAGTCATCTTCATGGGTTTCACCACTTGTGCCAGGTCCCATTTGGGAGTTCAATGCCAAAGCTGGCCTCTCCATCGTGTTTCTTGATCCACTTGATAGCCTTCTTCAAGGTTTTCTTGGTCTTCACAACGATGTCTCCCTGGCCCTGAGATGCGTGGATCTTGTACTCTCCGGGATGGTAGCTGGTGATGATAATGCCAATCTTAGAGCTCATACCGGCTCCTTGGCTTTCATCGCATCCAGCATGGCCTTCCACCGGGCATCCGGATCAAAGGGAATGCTGGACTCGATCTTCTTGAGATCCTCAGCCCACTCCTCGGGATACCGGAAGTAGATCGTGCAGTAGGGTGCAGTCGAACTCATCGTCAGCGTCCCGAAGGTAGCAGGGATGCTCAGCCAGCTTGTCGATGATCTCCTGGTACTCCTCGCGGTTGCCGCCTCCATTGCGAGTGTAGACTGCAATCTCTCCGTTGGCGACATAGCAGTCACGGAACCGACCCACATCGCGAACATTGAGACCCAGCGTGGCGAGGATGACGTGGGAGGCCGGATTCACTCCGAACAGCATGTTGTACAGTCCACCCATATCACACACCTTTCGTAATCATACGCTCCAGGGCATCCTTCATGGCAACCTGGCTTTCGATACTGAATTTTCCTGGAGTTCCATCCTTCAATTCGATGATCTCGGATGCGAACCTGCGCAGGTTATCTGGCACGACAGCACCGCCAAGGGTAGCGACGAGCATCGGCTTGCCTAGAAGCACCGCCGCGCCGACCTCCAAGCAGATCTTGGCATCCACGTGATCGCTGAGCAGGACGAAGCAGATCTTCGAACTCCTCATCTCAGGGAGCACTTCTTGGTCGAAATGCTCCAGGTATTCCTTCAACTGCGGATCGTCGAAGTTCATTTGCCCTGCTTCTCAAGTTCTGCAAGCGACCTTGCCGACTCCTGTTCGAGTTTCCGTCCGATCTGGATTCCCCAGTATAGCATGGAAAGCGGCATATCGAAGATGTTGATGTTCTGGAGGATAACACTGCCGATGTCCAGATGGTTTTCAGCCATACCCTTCTTCATGGAAAGAGCCAATTCTCTTCCAGAAAGAGAAGACGTGATCAGTCCGATCAAGAGACGTCCTGTGAGGTTGTCGCTCTTGACTATCTCACGCACCAAGTCCGGGTAACCATCGCCGATCTGCAGTCCAAAGTTTTCCTTGGTGAAGTGATCACTCGTGCGCATTTCCTCTTCAAGCATTTTCAGATACATTTCCTGCTCCTTTGAAAATAATCAGGAGCCGGACGTCAACAACTTGGAGGGAAGGTGACGTGTGTCCGGCTCCTGGGATTCAGGATGTACCTGAATCCAAACTGATGCGGTTAATCTTGTGGGGTTGACGAATACCTTTGAGAACTTTGTCTCTAAAGGCTTGATCTTGCCATTCCTTCAACTTTGCGAGACGCATCTTTTCTCGAGTTTCTGGTGATCGTGTCAATCCCGTACAGCTGGCTGCAATCTTTCTACGATGTTCCTTGGTTAAAAACTCTCCATGAACAGATCCGCCTCCGAGAGCTATGTTATAACCGATCAGACGGTCAGTGGCTTGAAGTGATCTTATCCAAGCAATTTCCAAATCGTTCAGCCGAAGAGAAGAAGCCTCAGTCAGTACAAACCAGAAGAAATCTCCTTCTCCATATTTCCTGATGGCAGCGTAGAGATGAGGCTTGTTCTTACTGCCTTTCATCGCCTCTTTTACACATGAACTCAGGTACTTCTGAAGAGGTTGCGTGGTTTGGCCTACATAAACTTTCCCACTGACAACGCATTTCAGAAGATAAATCACACCATTCTTCATTGTGCCTACTTGGCCGGTGGCCTCTTGTACCGCCAGCAGCTTTCGATCGTATCGTGGACACGACCTTCAAAATGGCACCGGGCACAAGGAACGTGCCAGTCAGTCGGATGGACACCGTTGACGATGAAGTCGAGCAGGGACGAGAACAGACCTTCCGGTTTCCCCTTGAACGTGTGACCGCCGATGATACAAGCCTTAGAGCCTTGGTCCTGAATCAGACATCCCTGTTCGATTGCCACTTCGGCATTCTCCGGAAGGGTGTCGATCCATTTCTTGAGTTCTGCTACTGCAAGAGCCATATTTCACTCCATAAACTGAAAATACACCAGGGGAGTCGCCTCCCCTGGGTCCAAAAAGGAGGCTCTAACCCTCCCCCAGAGAGTTATGCCGCCTTCTTGGAAGCCTTCTTGATCTTGGCAGCGTTCAGTGAAGCCTCAAGAGCAGCTTCCAGATCCGCAGAGGCATCCTTGGCAGCAGCCTTGACAATGACGGGAGCGGTCAGGCCGGCAGCCTTGGCGCTGATCAGTTTGCGAGCGTTGACCAGGTACGAATCGCTCATGGTCTCGGGAGCGAAGTCTTCGGTCATCATGTCGACCAGCTGAGTGGCGACGGCCATGAACTTCTCGCTGAGTGCGTCCGCGTTCGGGACCTTGTCCCATCCGGCGAAGGAGCGAACTTCGTAGTCGAAGTAGAGGTAGTTCAGGATGAGGCCACGATCGCCATAGGGGCGAATGACCACGGTCTGCTCGCGACCCTTGAGAGCAACCTTGCCGATTGCAACCTTGCCGGTCTTGGTCATGCCAGCGCGAAGCAGGGCGAACTGCATTTCCGCACCCTTGTCCGGTCCGACGAAGTAGGACGACTCGTAGAAGATTGGGTCGATCGTGCTTTCGTCGACGAACTTGATGATCTCCAGGCTATCGTCGGCGGCAACCTTGCAACCAGCGATCTCTTCCGGAGTGAAGATGGCGAACTTGCCTTTCTCGTACTCGTATCCCTTGACGATCTGGTCCTTTGCGACCACGGCAACCTTTTCGGGAGTGGAGCACTCGGGGCAGTAGTAATCCTGCTGCTTGAGAGCGTGGTGGCAGGTGGTGTGAAGGTTGTTGAAGCTGACCGTGTCAACCTCGGTCGCCTTGTAGACCTTGATTGGGAAGCTGAGCAATCCCATGCTGACCATCAGATTGTTGGTCGCACGGTTGGCAGCCTTCTTGGCGAAGTCGCCGGACGCGACCGGAGCGGAAGTAGCAGCAGCGCCACCGGCAAGCTGCGCGGTGAGTGCGGCGATCTGGGCTTCTTTGCTATCGTTCGCGATTACAGCGGTCTCGTTTTTCTTAGCCATTTTTGTTTCTCCCTTTACAGTTCTCTCTACTGATGTGAGTGTCAGAACGGGTAACTATCGGTAAACTATTACAGCCGGAGTGCCTCTTTTCTTGAAAAATCTGATGGCTGTTTCGTTTCGATAGCGACCATTCTGAATCAACTTGATCCAGCAACCATTCATCCTGCTGTAGAACCATACCTGAGGACGAGGTTCCGTATAAATACACAGAGCCAGGGCAAACACTACAGTCAAAACTATTCCGATCATGCTGCCTCTTTTACTTCCCAGAACTTCTTGACACGGCGGCGGAGTTGAAGGTGAAACTCCACCGGGCGGACATCAGGCAGAACTTGACAAAACTCGGCATATCTTCTCCGAAAAGGAAATGGAGGGTGCCGAAGCACCCTCATTTGTTGGGATTACAGCGCGAGCGGAGCGGTGTTCAGAGCATCGAACACGCCACGAGCCTTGCCCATCGTGATGCGGCTGTAGACCGGCTTCGGGAAGCTGACCGCAGCCTTGGTCTCCGTCAGTTCCTGAATCGCGATCATCCAGGAGTCGAACGCGGCCTGAGTGACCGTGTCCTTCTTCTCCGTCTTGTAGACGGAACTGGCGGTGATGTCCAGTGCCTCAGCCATCTGCTTGATGCTCAGTCCGGCAGCTTCGCGAGATGCACGAAGCGGATTGCCGTGAAGTGCACCCTGCGGTGCGGTCGTGAAGGGACCGGAAGGAGCCTTCTTCTCTTCCTTCTTCGGCAGCGAGTCGTACAACTTCTCCAGGCGGCCAAAGGTCATCTTCCTGATCGTGGTCTCGGCGATCTTGCCGTCACGAATATTGCGCTTGATGTTGGAGTGAGCCAAGACAGCGGCCAGAAGTTCCTGGCGCTCCTTGAATACCTCGACCATCGACTGATTCATACGCTTGTGGCCTTCGGTCTCGATGACGCTGCGCTCGGTGTCCTTGGTGAGTTCGCGAAGAACCTCGTACTCAGCCACGCGCATCTTCGCGCTGTTGTAGTCCTGCGGAATGCTGACCACGTCCTTCGGGTTGACCTTGACTTCCATCACCTTGCCACCGCTGCCAAAGTTGTTCAGGTACGAACGACGACAGACGTGAAGACCGTTCGAGCACTCGTTACGACGGTTGTCGTCGACGCGCTTGCGCGGCATCATGACTACCTGTCCCGGCTCGTTGTTGATGGTGCCGGTGTGGCAATCCTTGAAGTCAGCGCGAACAGCCTTGTAGACCAGGAAGCAGCCGTCGTCAGTGATCGGCACCGGCTCATTGCCGGTCAGGCCGCGAGTCAGGAAGTCGAACAGTTCGGTGATGGAGTCCTTGGAAGGATTCTTGTACAGGTTGTCCATGAACAGGACGAACTTGGCCACATCCTTGCCTTCGTCAGCCAGCTTGCAGATGTAGCTTGCCAGCGTGCTGTGGACTTCCGTGCCCTCGTACGAGATCACTCCCTTTTCGAAGGTGACCTTGCCAGCCGTGCGGTTGGCCAGACCTTCTGCCGTAAGAACCAGCTTCGGGACCTCGTCGAACTGACCGTTGCGGAGAACGTCCGCAAGCTGCTCGAACATCGGGTGAGCACTGGTCATCTGGAAAGGGCGACCCGGCATACCGATTGACAGATAAGATTCCTTCACTACGAAGGGGAGGGTCTTGCCGGTCACGGGACCAACGATAATGTGCTGGCCAAAGGTCTTCTTGACGGGACGGTGCAAGTCGGCGATCGCCAGAACCTTTTCCTTCTTGGCCTTCTTGGTGACCTTCTTGGTCTTCTTCACCACGGTCGCCTTCGGGGTGACCTTGGCAGCTGCACGCTGATCGCGACGCTTCTGATTGCGAAGAGCGGCAGCCTCAGGGCTGGGCTTGCGCGCTTTCTTGCTAGCTGATGCTGACATGCTCATTCTCCTCTTCGAATGTTTCGAACGTGATGTAGATGTTGTCTTTGGCTTCGTTGGTCTCGTCAATCAAAGCGACGTAGTCAACTGCCCTCTGGAGTACTCTACCACGAGTTTCCTCCCAACGGGTATCCGGGATGAAAGCGAGAAGAGGATAGATGGTGTGAAGTTCCTTTTCCAGCTTCTCAAAATTCGGCAGCTTGATCGTCGTCTTCCAGAGATTGTGCTGCATGAGGAAGCAAAGAATGTCGATCAGGATCTTGTTCTTCTCGTCCTCGTATCCACGAACCACAACCGCATAGTCGTCGGCGAACTTGCGAGCCGGTGAGCACAGCGGAATCAGCTTGCGGCTGGAAACCTTGAGCCACATGTCCTGATTGCTAGCCTGATTGCCACCCAGGAAGAGAGACATCTCGTGCTGTTTGACATCGCTCATCAGGACCTTCGTGTGAGCCTCAATGTGCTGGCCCAGGTTGACCCAGTCCGGCTGACCAATCAATTTGCTGTTGGCCTTGAGACCGAATACCGGAGTGGAAGGTGTCAGACCGTAGAAACCGCAGTCGCGAACCTTCTTCAAGAACCCAACCATCGTCTCGCAGGTCGACCACATACCATTGGTGTTATCGCCGGTGTTTCCCCAAGTCGGCTTCTGGTTGTCGGTCAGGATGAAGTAATAGTTGACCGCTCCAAACTCCGACTCCTGAGCACGCACCCAATTGGTGTAGAAGCTGTAAGTGTCGCCTCCACGGAATGAACTGTACTTTCCCTTGAACTTGAGCGAGAGAACGCTCTTGCGCTCACGAGGCAAGCCAGTGCTATACTTCGGCTTCGGGATATCCACAAACGGGCCATACAAAGCCTTGAGAGCGGACATCGAGATGACCTTCGGGCTGCCGATTTCCTTGACAAGCGCAGCCGCGTCAGTGATCATCGCGGCCTGATCGTCCTTGGAAGAGCCGGTGGTCAGCATGTAGACTTCCACGATGCCAGGATAGTTGTTGGTGACATCCGGATCCTGCTGGAGCAAATAGTGGACATACTTCTCGCCACCACCCTTGATGTCGTTCAGGACAAAGAGCATGTCCGGAGAAACTTCAAAAGGAACGTCGAGGATGTCGCGAGTCTGTAGACCAGATGAGATACTCTGAACGGCGGTCTGGTAGACCTGGCTCCCCTTCTGCTTGAAGAGGAAGTTCTTGGTCGCATACTTGGCGTACTTGGCGTACTTGTCGCGACGCTTCATCTGCTGGAAGCGAGCGATCGTGAGATGCTCGTAATCCATCTCATTGATGGTGGGCTTGTTCTTTGCCAGCGTGAAGTTGTCGTAGATGCCCCAGATGTCGCCAGCCTTCTCCGCCGCCTTGACCACTTCCTTGAGCGGTGAATCGTGCATCTGGCGGAGCATGAGGCGAGCTTCCCACGCGGACTGCGCGGTGTTCAACTTTGCCTTGAGCTCATCCACCAGGCCGGCATAAACCTCGTCGACCAGTGACAGGACGTTGGCCACGGTGCGCTTGGTGTTGTCTAGGGTCTCACGAGAGGCCGCGACATCCAGGTCGCCAATCTGAAAGAACAGGTCGACCGGCATCTGCATGATGCGCTTCTGAGCATCGCTCGTCTTGCTGTCGTCGATGGTACCAACCGCATAGGCCACCATGCCCTGAATCGCGCGGACGCCATTGGTCTGGTGAGTCTTCGGCTCCTTGCGGATGCCCCACAGGTCAGTCTTCATGACATACTCGGTGTCCGTGAAGGTGAAGTGCTTGATGTTGACGATCGGACGAGGCTCGATGAACTCAGTCGCGATGCGCGCCTTGTTCTGGAACTCATAGAAATCATGAGGCGGCACCGGGAAGCTGACCTCAAGACCATTATGGTCAGTGGTCGTCTCTTCGGAGAGCATCAGAACTTCCGGAATGCCTTCTTCGCTAAGGTGAGCATCGTAAGTGCGCTTGGTCTTGTTGAAGATCGAAATGACCGTGAATCCTTCGGTGTAGGCAAATGGGCTCTTGGAACCCAGGCCCATCGCTCCGACAAACTCGTTGGAAGCTGACTTGTTGCTGCTGAAATAGCGGCAGTACAGCGTCTTGATGCCTTCGTCATCCAGGCCGATGCCGCTGTCCTTGATGCGGAACATGGGGTCAAAGGATGTGGGCAGATTGATTTCGAAAGGCAGTGCCGGAGTGCCGGCAGCTACATGCGCATCGTACGCATTGCAGGCCAGTTCGCGAATTGGGGCCAAGATCTTGTCAGTGTAGAGCTTGCTGGACAGAATCTTGAAAGCCATAGCAGTGTTGTTGATCGCAAAGTCGGAGGCTACTCCAACTGCTCCACCGGACACTGTCTTGGTTCCCTTGTGTTCGATAATCATTCAATTCCCTCCGATCCTCTCTACTGCTGGGGATCAAGGATCGGGTAATTGGAACTCGGATGGGTTTACTTGATTGCGTGTCCCCAAGGGGAGGCTTTTACCACTCTATGGATGGTCTCATCTCTGATATTCTTTGCCTCGTATTCCTGGAAGAGTTCGAAGAGAGCATTGTGCATTTCCTTTCCTTTCTCACGCTCATCCCATCGCTGAACCTCTTCCTCTTTCTTGCTCATGGGAGTCGCATGGAAGGCTGGCCAGCCGGCAACGGAACAGATGCCTGCATGCTTCCCGGATTCTCTAGCACCACAACAGTGACAGCGTGGAGCGTCGATGTCTTGGCGGATGTTCTCCAATGTTCACCTGCGTCTGCAGGTTGATGTTGGCGTCCAAGGCGTCCGGCGCACCTTCGGCTCCGTTCATCAGGTTATCCAAACCCATGGCATCAGCCGATTCTTTTTGAACCTGAATGGTGCCTTTGGCTTCGTATCGCCTTGTCGAAAACACGCAATAAAGCGCACCGAGAGCGATGAACCCAAAAAGGGTTACAATTAGGATTTTCCTGCGCCGATGGAAAATGGCAAACAGATCCATTAAAGTCAGTTCTTTATAGTGAGACTCTACGGAAACCTGCCTTAGAACGGGTAATTACCACAAGAATACAGCGGTATCTATCTTAACCGATCCTGGGTCCATCTCAGTAGAGTGAGGTGGAGGGAAGCATGAGAGTTTTTGAGACCACCTATTCAAAATATGGTACTCAGGAAATCACTGTTACCATAGAGAGTTCTGATCCCACTGAGACGATTGTAGTCTATACTCTCACTGTGGCGACGGTCATTCCTACTCATCCACAGAACAATCGTACTCAGACTCACCTATTTGATATGGTGTGTGGCGTGCCTACCTGGCTCACCAACCGACGGGTTATTCCTCAGGACTTCATCGAGGAGAACTTCATCAACAAGATTCCTGAATTCGATCAAACCAAAACTTCTGTGATTCGCGATATGCAGACAAATGACTTTCTTGCAGCCTATCGCCAGCCTCGTCGTACATCTGCTGAAGAGCGTTACGAACGTCGCGCTGCCTTTGGCCCTGGTGTTCCACTGGTGAATGTGATCACTGGTCAAAGGAGCCGGTCATGAAACTGCTCCAGAACTCAGCAGGAAACTTCCTGAACATGACACCCCAAGAAGCCAAGAGAATGGCCCAGCAACTTCTGGAGGCGGCAGAGAAGTCTTTGACCGCAGCGCCGGGACGTGGAGCAGGGTTCGTTCACACCATCGTCATCCAAGAGGATCGCATTCCTGTCGTCACTCATGGTCATGGCGAACTCGACACCATCTTCGTGGGCATCAGTCCCACTCATCTTGACATGCATCCGGATACAGAGGCAGAACTGAGATTGCGGTCGCCTCACATTCTCAACATCAACCGCAACGATGTCAATGTTCGATTGAAAGGATAATGTGAAAATTCCATTGAGTATGCTCGAGACAAACCTGATAGTTGAATTCGACAAGAACGGTTGCCTCAAGGTTCCAGAAGTCGCATCAGGCATGGAAGATCAAGCAGTCAACAGCGATCTGCTGCGGGACTATGGTCAGCATCTTCGCAACGCTCAGAACTCCCTGGATAGGATGCCCACCTACGGCATTGCCAACATGGGCGCGGCTGATTGGAGAGGTACGGCTCCTGCTGATGTCATGTACAACAAGTCTCTAGCAGAGGGTACTTCCGAAGCTGAGCGTGCTGTGTTCGAAGAGCTCCGTCGTCTCAATGCCGAAGTCGTCCTCCGTGTCCTCGTCATGCGCAACCTCGCTGTGGCGGCCCAGATCGGAAGGTGACATGTCTCTCCCGGTTTTCCTTCGCAACAAGTACAAGTCGGGGACTCTCGTTCACGGGATTCTCCACTACCTTCACAGCCAGAACGGTGCCCGGTACAGGGACATCATGGCCAACTTCCCAACGCTGCTCTCCAACTCGACTCTTACCTATGTTCGTCGTGAGGGACTGATCGAGAAGGCCGGTCCGGAGTTCACTGCCAGATGGCAGGTTACGCAGGAGGGTATCAACCTCCTCGCCAACCGGGACATGTACACACCTGCAGACTTCTGGCGCTATGCATTCAAGAACTTCCCATTCTATGGCGCCAAGATGACAAAGAGAATGGTAGACCTCACCAGCCACAAGTTCCGCTGGGAACTAACCGAAGAAGAGATCAAGGAGATAACTGGATAATGGAAACCGAAATCACACTGTATCACTATCCCGCTGACTATTCCTTGCAAGACTGGCTCTTCCTTCGTCGGGGATGGCTTGACCCACATGGTGACACGGCTCGTTGGGAGCGTGCACAGAAGTCGACGCTGGGACCCAACCCAACTCAAAAGACATTGGACTTCAAGAAGAGTCCGTATGGTGTTGAAACCCACTTACAAAGATAGAAGGAGAGAAGAAGAATGAGTTTTCCCTGGGGAAATTATGATGGTGTTGCCGATCCTATCATGGCCAAAGAAGTCAAGCGGATTGTGCCAAAGAAATTCTGCGGCTGCGGTTTTCCTCCACATGTAGGAAGGTGCCAGCCCAACCTCGAAGTAAGCAACCTGGGGCCGAAGTGGTGGTCACCAAGAAAGCAGCCTATCCATGGAAGAAACTACGACAATCAGCAAGTATGATCGGCTCTACGGCAGCCTGATGGATGTTTCGCTGTTCGTGAAACCCAGCACGGTGAAGACTGTTCAATCCCTTACCGGCAAGACTGAGACTTTTGTCATTCAGACCTGCCGGCATGAGGATGGCGACTATATCTTCATCGAGTGCTTGGACGAGAACGGAGTTGTTCGTCTCGCTTTGCCTCCCAAGGTCTCCGGTCTCATCGCTTCCCAGCGTGATGCTCTCACCAAGCGGCGGCGGTCCATCTCCAGCAAGGCCTCCATGAAGGCCCGGATTGCTGCTGGAGAAGTTCCCGGATTCCAAAAGAAGAAATGAAGGTCAACTGCTTTTGTGAACGATGTGGATATACCACAAGGCAAGAGCCTGAAAAGATAAGCAAACCTTGCACTGCTTGTGGAGGAGTGGGGACTGTAGTTGTCAGAGTGAAGACCTTCGAAGCTGGCCGAAGAAACATCTTCAACCCCCAGCTGGTCATGAATTCACTCCAGAAAACACTGCTCACAATCCTCATACAATGGCTCGCATCTGCATAGAGTGCAGAAATGAGAAATCTAGAGAGTTTTCAATGAAGAGGAGAAAGGCTCGACAGCTATTCCTCCAAGGCAAGTTTCCCTTAAAATGAAGGACTGACTATACAATTCTGATTGTATGACTGCTACAAGTTTCATGATGAGGAAGCGTTGCTTCTCTTCCACGATGGGGAAGGTTCGCGAGATCGTCGTCGAAATGATGGGAGTTCTCAAGTCCGGTCTGCCCGAGCCTGAACTCAAGATCGTCAATGATGAGAAGCTCGAATGGGTTGGACACACCGACTGGAATTATGGAATTCAGAACGGAACGACCTTCGCTGATCCCACCACAGCCATCTCAATTCAGAAGAAGGCCCTGGTCGACGATCGAACTCTCCGTCGCATCGTTGCCCACGAGCTCTGTCATCACGAGGAGTTCTTGGTCATCGAGGCCGGCAAGCTCTCGAAGCTGGGATTTGAGAAATATGAGCAGCAGAAGGAAACAGACACTCATGGCACAGAGTGGAAGAAAATCGCTGCCCGGTTCAATGCCAAGTACGGAGAGGACTTCGTCACAGAAGAGTCAGACAAGGATTTTGTTGTTGCCAAGACCGCTTCTCCGGATTTCGGCTATAGTCAGTACAATGACAGGGATAAGGACATCGCCAAGCTGACCTGGGAGGTTATCCCCAACAGCTACCACGGTGGATTCGAGATGTACGTTCACGATCCCTCCATTCCTGGACCAGAGAAGGGAGGATCGTTCGACAATGTTGTTGGGCAAATGTTCTGCTTCGAGTTCTTCCCCAATGATCCAAGTGACAAGTCTCCTGAGAAGAATATCGCCATCGACTCTGTCAATATCCAGGATCCGTGGTTCGGCACCGGCTTGGGTCAGATGCTATATGATCGAGCGATTGCCGAAGCCAAGAAGGAAGGATATGACAGGTTCTGGTCGGACAAGACCCGGTCAGCTTCCGCAGAGTCTGCATGGAGCAAGCTGAAGACAAGATATCCGGTTCGACAAGCCTACACCAAGTGGATGGACACTCCTCGTAGGAGATATGTGATCGACCTCGACCAACCATGGTCCAAGGCCAAAGCGGCGGCCATCACTTGTGTCGCTTGTGAGTGTGGAGACTGTTTCCTTCACACTGCTAGTGTCGATGTTGCCAAGCTCAGAAATTTGCTCAACTTGAAGCAGCGGATCCCTGTTGAGGAGATCTTCTATCATCCGTACACCAGTTCTAGATGGATCCGCGATGCTTTCAATGATCATGGAGATGTTGAAGTTCAGAACGTCGATGTATCCAAGGTAGTCCCAGGACAGAGATGGATATTCACCTCCGAGGTGAAGAAGCATCTGAAGGAGAATGGTGAACTCCCGTCTGTGATCAAGAGAGATGGCTTGTACTACATGTGGGACGGCCATCACAAGACGGTGGCTCGAATGCTGGAAGGCCATGACCATGTTGAAATGGAGGTTGCTGACTGGCTGGACATGGGCAAGATTGCTACACCCCAAGCCAAGGATCAGGCGGCACCGGCTCCTGGATCCAAGCCTATCCCTCCCAGGACTGTTCGACTCTGGCACTACACTCGTGAAGAGAACCTCGATGCCATCCGTCAACAGGGTTTGCTGAGATCCAAGGGAAGAGGAGATGACCTGAGCGGCGGCGGTCCCTCTGCTGGAGTGTGGGCCAGCAGCAATGTCCCATCAACTTCTGATCTCCGGAGTCGTCCATACATTGAGTTCTGGGCAAAGCCAGAGCAGATCTCTCACAATGCCAATTATCCCGACAGCTGGAAGCTGAACAAGTCAACCAAAGAGTACGAGAAGAAGTCAGAGATCGACCAGGAGATGCTCGATGAGTGGGCGCAAGGCTATCGCCATGTGATCATGAATGGGGATGTCCCGGTGGACCAGATCCTGGCGATTCATGAGCCTTGGATGGATGAGGCTCGCTACCTGATGGATAATTGGGATAGACCTGACTGCGAGTGGCTTCACGATCCAAAGGAGGTCGAGAAGTTCAAGAAGGACAACATGCCCAGCGAGGCCAGAGCTCTGGCATACGTTCAAAAAGTGAAGGGCACTGATGTCCCGAAGACCGCAGCCGTTTCGAAGCCTGAGAAGATCTCCACCAAGGATGTCCCGGAAGCTCTCGAGGTCGCAGCAGTCTGCTTCCCTCAATTTGTGGATGTGGTTGAGCCAATCGTCCGGGAAGCCTTGGGCAACAACTTCGACATGAGCTATGTCACGAAGGATGAGGGGAAGATCGTCGGAGGGTATTTCCTGGCCAACAACCCCTTGCCGGCGGATGTCAAGGGAGCAGAGCAGTACCAGGGAAAGAAGGGGATCGAAGGAGTCGCCCTGTTCGTACTCCCTGAGTACAGAGGCAAGGGGACAGGTCATGCTCTCAGAGATCTTCCGCTTCACCTTGGAGCAGACTATATCTGGGGTCAGCACTTCGAAGAGTTGAACAACCTGCAACCCTGGATCAACTTTGGCCGCAAGCACATGGACACGATTGACGGTGTTCATATCACGCTGATGGACTTCCATAAGACCGCTTCTGCTGTTCGATACTTCTGGCCAGACTCTGAAGATGATGAGGAAGACACCGGCGACACTTGCTCGTTCTACACCCAGGCTTATACTCTCGCCAAGGACTCAGGACTGAACATCCTTCGTGACAAGGATCCGGCCTGTTATGCCTTGGATGGTGAGCGGGTTGTGGGCTGCCTGTTCGTCACTGACAGCAACCAGAAGTTCAGCTTCGACATCGCTGTGGATCCCAAGTTCAGGAACAAGGGAATCGGAACGAAGCTGATCGACATGGGGATTCAGGAATATGAGCAGCGCAAGGAGGCTTTTGACGATTACAGCTACAGCCTGGATGTCATCAATCCCAGCATGAAGAAGATCCTTGAGCGCAAAGGATTTCAGGTCGATGAGGATCTGGGCAACCGCTGGGTCATGAGCAAGACCGCTGATGCCAAGTCAGAGGACGAGTCGGTTGGAAGGATCAAGCAGCAGCTGGAAGCGATCAAGGGAATTCGTGGAGAGCTTCCGAAGCACATCAAGTACTCCCTCGAGAGCTTCATCCTGGAGTTCGGAAAGCATTACTACACCGACAAGAACTCGTTCAAGGGCAAGCGTGGAGTACAGAAGCAGTGCTACATGAATGCCTACAAGCTGATGATGGACAATCCCAACCTAACCTATGTCGAGGGTCACGTCGACATCGGACCCATGTCAGTCGAGCATGCTTGGTGCGTCACCAAAGCAGGGATCGTGATCGATCCCACCCTTCCTCCGCCGGTGGAAACCCAGACTGTACGGCCACAGGGATACTTCGGAGTTCCGTTCTCCTCAGAGTATGTCATGGAGACCGCATCAAAGACTGGAGTGTATGGGATCCTCAGCTACACGAATCGGAATCTGTTTTCAGGGAAGATAGAGCCTGAGGATTTTCTGTCCAAGACGGCCACGGCGGCCATCCCTCCCATTCTGTCTGAGGCAACAGAGTTCTATGTCAACAACTATGCTTCCAAGCGAGACATCGGTCATGGCGACAAGCTGCTGAACATCCTCAAGTCTCATGATTTCAGCAAGGGTCAGTGTCACACAGTATCAGAGGACTTCGCTCGCTGGGCCAAGAGCAACTATCCCTCAGCTGGAACATTCAAGGTGATCTCTGGAGAGATGGCTGATTCCACTACTGATTCACCCTCCTTTCACTTCGCTGTTCAGGCCGGCAGCTGGGTTGTCGATCTCACTCGCCGGCAGTTCGATCCAAGTGCACCTATCATCACGATTATTCCGCTCAGTCAATGGAAGAGGGAGTTTCCCAAGGAATTGAAAACCTCAAAGACAGCCAGCGAGAATCATGAATACGGTTGTATCATGGCTGACGTCCCAGAAGACTCCAGCGCGGCGGCTTTCGCCAACCAGCTTCGCGATTCGATCCTCGATGAAGATCTGATTGGTGATGGTAAGAACGTGGGTCACAATCACATCACTCTCCGCTATGGCATGATCGGAAATGATTCAAGGATCAAGGAGTATCTTGAGACTCTAGCTCCGATTGAAGTTGGATGCGGAGCGACGATCTCCTTCGATCCAAGCAAATCCTCCAAGGGAGCGGCACCCATCGTTATGCCCTGTGGTCTTAAGGGTCTGAAGCCGATCTATGATAAGCTGGGCACCATCGGAGTGTGGAAGCAGAGTGACTTCGAGTATGCTCCTCACATCATGGTGGCTTTCGTCAAGCCAGAGGCGGCAGAGAAGTATGTAGGTCAAAGAGTCCGCAGTCCTGAGACTTTCACCCTTCGCAGGATCGAAATTCGTGACTCTGAGGACAAATCGGTATGGGTGGAGTTGGGTGAAAGCAAGTTTGCCTCGCGCCTGATAAATCGTCGTCACTAGCTGTCAGAGTGTACCCGATCCTAGCTGCATGATGGTAGAGAACCTCATGAGCTATGAAGCAGAACGCCAGTATCTCGCCGCCGAAGCAAACTTCAATGTGAAACAGCTTATGGCAGAAATGGCTGCTGCTGATGAGCGTGATTCGTTCAAGACTTACACCATTGAAGTTCGCGACGAGGTTCGCGTCGTCCGCACCGATCCCGAATATGCCGACATGGACAACCCTCGCGGCGAAGTCTATGGCACGGTGTACTTCCTCCGCGCTGTCAATCCCTTCGGATACACCCGCACCTATTTCGGATATGATTCCGAGGCTCAGGCTATGAATGCCTTCCTCTTCGGGATCGCTCCTTCGGTCGACGAGTGGTTTGAAGATCGCCCGTTCTATGGCTCGATCGCCTATCAACTCGAAGACACCGAGTATACTTCCATGATGGAAGAACGAGAGATGGTGGCCTGATGGCGACAAAACTACGCAAGCTGCCTCACTATGTCTCCGGGATTCGCACTCGTCTAGGAGGTAAACAGGAGTGGCTACAGGTCATCGACCAGACTGGTTCTATCTGGGCTCTCATTCCTTACTCTGATCTCACCACGCAGGAACATCGGGATGCCTACTTGGATGCTGAGGCGACTGCTAAGGCTTTAGACCAAGTTGAAATAGAAAGACAGAAGGTGGTCTGATGGCTGACCTGGTTGTCCTTCTATACCAACAGATGGCGGACATGACGGCTCCTGAATGCGCGAACACCTGCAAGTGTCCACACACCTGCTGTGATGAGTTCGCTTGTCAAATGACAAGAGAGATCGCCAAAGAAAGATACGGCGTCACGCTCAAGGAATATCCTCCGAATCTTCGTGGAGCATTTTACCTGGATGACAAAGGCTGTACGGTCGCTCCTCATCTGCGTCCGCATTGCACAATGCACACCTGCGAAATCAACAGCATGGGATTCAAGCGTGGCGATCCGAAGTGGACCAAGAGCTATTTCAAATTGCGAGAAAAGATCGAACGGTTGGAGGCGGAGACATATGCCTAGAAAAGAAATATCCCTCCCTAAGTAGGAGGGTATTTCTTTGGGTATCATATATGGGTTGGTGTGTCCGTTGACGGGAGAAATTCGTTATGTGGGTCAAACCATCTCCGAGACGGCAGTAGATCGTCTTCAAGATCACATCAGGAGTTCTTTCTACGATCTACCTCGCTACACTCACAAGGAGTACTGGATACGGAAAGTTCACACAAAAGAAACTCCGGTGACTGTAGTTGTTCTTGATAGTGTGCCAAATGAGGAACTGGACGAGAAGGAAAGATTTTGGATACTCCATCTTTCAAACCTCACCAATGCGGCCACCGGAGGGACAGCTGGGTACACTTACACCGATGAAGTGAAGGCAGTGATTTCAGCTTCCAAGCAAGGAGAGAAGAATCCAAGTTGGGGAAAGCATCCACAGTTTTCTGATGAATGGTGTCATAACATCAGTACAGGCCTTCGAAACTCTGACAAACTGAAGAGATCTAGATCGTCAGCCGGTTTTCGAGCTAGAATATCCGAGGTACAGAGCATTCATTCTTGGCTAATCCTGGACGAGAATCGTCAGGTGGTTGCTCAGTTCAAAAATGCGCGTGAAGTGGCTGAGCATTTCTCACATTTGCTTAACAAGACTATGAGTGTGGGTAACGTCAAAAATGCTAGAAGATTCAAGCGAGCCATCGGTAAGCAACTCGGAACGTGGTACTATGTGACATACGAAGGAGAAGAACAATCTCATCCGCTGTCCAAACCGAGGATAGGCCGTCCCAAGCATTAGCTCCTTTGACGGAACCGAACGTAGAACGAAGCATGGTCATCACTCGACGTGTCAAATATCCAAGGACTCCCCACCTGCCGTGGAGTCCCGGTATTTCGGCTGATGACCGAGTGATGAAAGACACATCTATATTCAAGGGACGAAGGGTGATTGTAACCGAGAAGATGGATGGTGAAAACACCACCATGTACTCTGACTACATTCACGCTCGAAGCATAGACAGTGGTGGTCACGAAAGTCGGCAGTGGGTCAAGAACTATCACGCTCAGTTCGCCTATAACATTCCTCAAGGGTGGCGATTCTGTGGTGAGAACTTGTATGCCAAGCACACCTTGAAGTACTGGGAGTTGCCTTCCTACTTCATGTTGTTTGGTATCTGGAATGACTCGAATACCTGTCTGAACTGGGATGAAACGATTGAATATGCCGGAATCTTAGACATCGAGACGGTTCCTGTCCTGTACGATGGGATCTGGGATGAAGAACTTGTCCTGGGAATCGCAGGACGGCTCGATATGAAGAGACAAGAAGGCTATGTGGTTCGTCTTGCTGACTCATTTCCCTATGGCGCATTCAGGAAGTCAGTTGCCAAGTATGTTCGTGCTGAACATGTTGGTACAGGACATCACTGGATGGCCCAGATGGTGATCAAAAACGAAATGAGGACAAGATGATAAAGACAATTCCGTCTTGCGATGTATGTAACGAAGACAAAAAGCTACAGAATCACTGGTGGACGACCTGGGTCACCGAGGATGGTATATTTCATTCTGCTCGCTTGAGTGAAGAGAACATGCACAATCCTGGTGTCAAACATGCGTGCAGCGCCGGTTGCAATGGCAAGTTTCACGCTCGCTGGATGGCCTCCGGAACTCTTGAAATGGAGAAGACCACAAGTGCCGTCGTAGAGAAGGCAAGTGCGGGAACTCCTCCTTCTGTCCGGACTGAAGAGGCAATTCCATCAATCGATTTTGAGACTCAGCCAGAGTCTGTCCACGTGTACGAAGGAAAACTCAAATGAGCAAATGGAACTTTGACGGCATCTACATCGTTGCAGAAAGTGACGGGAATGAGGTCCTTTTCTCAAATTTGCACGAAGTTGCGCGAAGAGAGAAGCAACCGTTCTCGGTGAAGATGGATCTCACCGATATTCCGAGAATTGGAGACGATGGGAGAAGAAGTTGACATTTCTCGGGGTGCCCTCATTTCCCTCATAGGACATGAAATCGAAGGTAGTTTCTACACTCATGTTGCCAATGTCGGATGCACAAACGACTCTGCGTCGCAGGTTTATGCCTTGGCGAAGGCAAATCTAGATATTGTTAAAGACAGCACCGAGAACAGATGGTCCATTACAGAGGGTCAGTTCAGAAAAATGATCGTAGAGAGTATTAAAGGACCAATGAACTGACTCTCTCTTCCTCTATCAAAGGACCACAAAAATGATGTTCGGGAAGGTGCAAAGTGTTTACTGGTGGCGACGGGTAGAGAATTTCGGAGACGTATTATCCCCTCTTCTTCTTGCGAGATTCTCCGACCTCAACAAAATTGTATGGAAACCTATTGCTGAGGCCGACATAGTCTCAGTTGGATCTATCCTAGAACACATCCCTCCTGGGTGGAGGGGATTCATCGTCGGTTCTGGTCTTCTGAGAGAAACATCCAAACTGAAATTCAATCCACGAGATGCTCACGTCCTAGCTCTCAGAGGTCCTCTGACGGCTCGAGCTTTCACTGGCCAGTTTGCTTTGGGTGATCCTGCCCTCTTGGCGAATGAGCTCGTGGAGCCTCAAAAGAAGACCTGGGACTTGGGAATTTTACCTCACTGGCAGGACTCAACTCTTGCTGATCGATTCCAAAAACTCGTACCCTCTCAGTTCACACGCAAGGTCATTAGTCCTCTTGACGATCCACTAACCGTCATACGAGAAATCTCTGCCTGCAGAAGAATAGTGACTTCTTCACTGCACGGAATGGTTGTTGCTGACGCCATCGGGGGAATCCCCAGGCGTGTGGAATCCTGTGATGCCTTGGCAAAAGATGGCGGTCTTTTTAAGTATCAGGATTATAGTGCCTCAATCAAGACGCCTTTCGAGATTGGGAAAATGATCGAGCCAAAGCGGAATCGCGTAGACGATGCAAAGTTCGAGGTCTTCGATGCATTCCGAGAACTGAGCAGAGTATATGGAAAAACTTAAGAATCTGTGGAGAATCTTCGTCTTCTTCCTTTTCAGGATACTGAGGGTGAAGGGGTATGGGATCAGCATCCTTGTCCCTCTGCACCTATCGGAGCCAACTGGTCACAGAGCAGATAGTTGGCATTGGTTGAACAGCTACTGGAGGAAGGCACTACCCGGCTCAGAGATCATCCTTGGAGAAGACATCGATGCGGTTCAACATCGTGCTCCGTTCTCAAAATCAGTAGCAGTAAACGACGCGGTGAGCAAGGCTCATGGAGACATCTTCGCGATTGTGGACGCTGATACTTGCATCTCAGCAGAAGCAATTCTTCTATGTGCTGAAGAGATTCGTCACGCCTCCAAGAATGGTTGGCGTCTCTGGTTTGTTCCTTATCGCAATCTGTTCAGGCTCACAGAGGAGGCTTCAAGGAAGATCATCAACACTGATCCGAAGCAGCTGATCCTAGCTCATGTCCCAGATGAAAACGATTACACCAACAAGGACAAGTATGAAGGAGAACCAATATCAGCCATCGGACACTGGTATGGGGCAATGATTCAGATCATTCCTCGAAAGGGGTTTGAAGAGGTGGGAGGATGGGACCCGAGATTCAGAGGATGGGGTGGAGAGGATCATGCCGCTATGGTCGCTGCAGACACCTTGTTCGGCCCACACAAGACTCTTCCAGGCCCGGTGTTTCATCTATGGCATCCAGTTTTCATCCCCAAGGTTGCTGATGACACCAAGCAGAAGAAGCGGCTTTGGGCCAATCAGATTTCAGGAGAAACCAATGACTCTCTGTCTGGCAGATATTACTGGAGCAATGGTCATCCTGATAGGATGAGACAACTGATCAACGAATTCAAAGACAATATTCCATCTCCCCAGAGGAAACACATTCCGCCGGCAACTGATGTGTCTTCATAAAAATCGGCTATGGGATTCCTAGGTTAGAGGGAGAATCTCATGCCATACACTGCCAAGATGAAACTCGGAAAGCACCCAGCAAAAATTGACAGTCGGACTCTTCGCTTGGGGAAGTATCTGGCTCCTAACCTGCCTGCTCCGCCAGTCTCTGTCGATTGGTTCAAGGGGAAGACCTCCTTTGGCATGATGCTCAATGACACCCTTGGAGACTGTACGATCGCTGGCGTTGCTCATGCCATCCAGGTCTGGAGTCTCAACACTGGCATCGAAAGAACCATCACGGACGCCAGAGTCCTCTTCCTCTACGAAAAGTGGGACGGGTACAACCCAGCGGATCCTTCCACCGATCAGGGTGGTGAAGAACTGCGTGTTCTGAATCTCTGGAAGAAGTATGGCGCTGGCGGAGTCGCGCTGAAGTCGTATGTCGACCCGAACGTGTTGAACTTCACAGAAATCAAAAGGTCCATCCAGCTGTTTGGTGGCGTATACATCGGTGTCCAACTCCCCTTGTCTGCACAGAATCAGCCGATCTGGACTGTGGTCCCTGACAATGGCACCGGCAGCACAGTTCCTGGTTCATGGGGTGGTCACTGCGTCTTCGTCGCTGCATACGACGAAGAAGGTTTGACTTGCATCACCTGGGGTGCTACACTGAAGATGACGTGGGACTTCTGGAAGACATACGTGGACGAAGCTCACTGCTTGCTCAGTGCTGACTGGCTGACCAGCAAGGGTTCTCCAAGTGGGTTGAACCTGGCACAACTGGAAGCCGATTTGCGAATCGTATCCTCTTAACCGATTTCTAGTCCTGCTTGGTAGAACTATCGTAAGAGTTCTGCTAGGAGAGGACTATGGAATTCAACGCAAGCGAGGAATGGCTTCGCAAAACGGCGGAGGCTGAAGATGGGGCGAACATCAACATTGGTTCGCCCTCTCCCGGCCCAATTATTTTCTTCGTAACAGTACTCCACGACAAGCAGAAGCGCAAGCGGACCTGGGGATGGTATCTGAAATTCAAGGATGCCGAGAAGGCCGTGCTCGAAAATCACACTGACATCTTTGAGATGGGGTATTACAACCTCGCTGTGATTTCAGCATTCCCCGAAGGTGTCCTTGCGGTTGAAGAAATGACCTGGTGGTACAAGGCCACCTATCCCGAGATCATCCCAGAAAACACTCTCGTCGATCCAGCCGTGGAACAGATTGAATCTCCTGATGAGTTCAAGCAGGTGTGTTGCTTGGCGATCGGATGAGCCAATTTGCCAAATGCATCTTGCCTCCCTTTGGCTGGAAATGCAGTCGTACAAGAGGGCATCACGGTCCATGCGCTGCTAGACCGAAGTGGTGGATGAAGATCTGGCTTTTCTTCACATTGCAACCATACTGAAAGGAACAGATGAGCAGAGTCGATTGTCATGTAGCTCCTCCCGAGGATGCTATCAGAAAGAACGTAGAGTTTGAACCTGAGGGAGAACGCATTCGCCAGGAACTCACTCAATGGATGGAGAAGAACGGAATTGTGGCCCTGTATCTGGACACAGCAGATCACACGGTGGAGATTCATTCGGTCAAGTTACCTCCCCGGCTGAAATCAGTGCTCACCAGTTGGGGAGCCATCAGCGTCGTCGATACGGAAGAAATCGAGTCAGTTCGTAAGACGAGTACAATCCTGGACATCCACCTGATCCCCGCTGTCCCCTACGAACAAGCCGATGTGTGCGATCAACCTTCAAGGGAAGACATCCGCATCGATGGCGACACTGCCTACATGAAGCAGGAGACCCTCAACAAGTTGAGTTCCTACCCGACTGGAGTGTATCCAGGAAAGATGTGGAAGAGACGCTTCATGACAGAGAAGGATGCCGGATGGCTTCTTTGCTGGTACGGCGTCAGCGATCGAGGCCCCGAGTACTGCAGTAATGAACACAGGACGGTCGTGATCGAGCCATGAGCTACCAAGAGCAGCGCAAGCCAGAAACAGCCAACCTCCGCAAACGCATTGATCAGATGACCGATGAGGAGAAGAACATTGCTCTGCTTGTAAGTCGCAAGACTGGACTTCCGAACATCCAGGACTTCGAGGAGCACAACGATCCTGCATTGGGAGGAAGTCCAGCGCCAGCCGTCGGCATGAGCGATGTCGACGGTTTGAAGGCATTCAATGACAGATACGGATATGCAGCTGGTGACACTCTTCTGAGAGCCAAAGCTGACGCGCTGCAAGCAGTTGGTTTGGAAGCCTATCACGACAAGGGAGACGAGTTCGTTTACCGAGCAGATAGTCCTGACGAATTGTACGAAAAGCTGGAGAGCGCAAGAGAGATACTGCGCAGCACCCGGATCGAAGTGAAGGACAAGCTGACCGGACGAACTCACGTCTACAAGGGTGCTGATTTCAGCTTCGGCATTGGCAGGGATTTGGATGAAGCCAAGGATGGTCAGAATCTAGCCAAGGCTATAAGGACTGCCGCTGGAGAGCGCGAGCGCGGCCAATTCGGAAGCATACAGATGGTGGAGGCTCTAGCATGAGAAAGCTGTTTCTGGATTTGGATGGAGTCTTGGCTGACTTTGACCGGCTGGCATTTGCAATTCTGGGAGAGCCAGCTCGACAATTCGAAGATCGAGAAGGATCAGGGAAGTTCTGGACCGAGATTCGGGAGTACGAGTTCTTCTACCATGACCTTGACCTGATGCCTGGTGCCCGGGAACTATTCGATGCTGTCAAGCATCTGGGTCCCACAATCCTCACTGGCTGCAATGAGGAAAAGGCCGGAGTGGGTGCCTATGCTCAGAAAGCTGAGTGGGTGGAACGTAAATTCCCCGGGACGCCAATCATCATCTGTCCTTCTCGTGACAAGTCGCATTACATGGAGCCTGGTGATGTCATCATCGATGATTACATCAAGTACAAGACTGCCTGGGAAGAGAAGGGTGGAATCTTCATCCTCTACCAGAACAACCAGCAGGCACTCGAGGAATTGTGGAAGGTGTGGGTCTAGGTAGTAAGACTACCATGGTGCAGAAATCCGTGATAATCCCCACACTGAATTGACCCTGCTCCGGCAGCACACGTTTGACCACCTTTGTCGACATGAATATCGGGAGGAGTTCCATGTCTGACCCAGCAACGATGTAGACGATCTTCCTTCATAGTGCAGTTAGAGGCGCGGGAGTCAATGCACCATTCTCCTCCCGGAGTGATCACCATCAAGTTATCATCTTCCTTGTTGTCCCAGTACATGTTCTTAGGCATCCAGGAAGCCCACCACATGGCTCCTACTGGAAGTTGACGATGAGGCCAGCGAGTGATTCCGTCAGTTTCGATGCGATCATGGAAGTACTGCCAGGTGTCAGTTTCTTTGAAGACATACCCGCAGGTGCAGGATTGAGGCCAGCGAGGATCCTCATGTGAGATCTTATAATCTTGTAGGTGTGACCAATATCCATCCTTGTCAGTGGTGATGGGTACTTCGAAGGCCAAGTTCATTGCATCGTGATAACGCATAGGTCCAGTGCAAATTACTTCCGGTCCAGCTGAGTACCGACGGAGATACATCACTCCATCTCCGGTGGGTGTTACTAAGAAGCACTTGATCATTGAACCCTCTAGTTAGAGTGTGGAAATCGTAACCTTTCCTGTGAGTTCGCACGTAGAGAGAAGTATGAGATTTGATCATTACAAGCCGATCCTCACCAAGCTGACCGAAGCAGGATATGAATCCTACTTTGTCGGTGGAGCAGTTCGCGATTACGTCCTGGGTGTTGATGCCAAGGATATGGACATCGCGACAGCTGCCACACCGGAGCAGGTTGCTGAGGTCTTCCCGGGAACGGAAGTCGTTGGAGCACACTTCGGTGTGGCTCTGGTGATGTTCGAAGGCGAAGCAGTTGAAGTCGCCACATTCCGGAAGGATGGCGTCTATGTAGATGGTCGCCACCCGGTTGACGTTTCGTTCACCACTGACGTCTACGAAGACATGCAGCGTCGTGATCTGACCGTCAACGCGATGGTGATGGACCTCAATGGAAACGTCCATGACTTGGGTAATGGCGGCCTGGAAGACTTGAAGAACAAGGTTCTGCGGGCAGTTGGAGTTCCTGCTGATCGGTTCGAACAGGACGCCCTGCGGTTGCTCCGCGCAGTCCGCTTCGCTTGCAAGCTGGGATTCACGATAGAGCCAAACACCCTCAAGGGGATGCAGGAAAACGCTCATCGGATAGTTTTCGTCAGCGCCGAGCGCGTCGCACAGGAACTGGTTGACATACTGACCTCTGGTCGTGCCGACGTGGGTATGGAACTGTTGCTCCAGACTCGCCTGTTGGGATTCGTACTGCCAGAAGTTCAGGCAATGGTTGGGGTGGAGCAGAACGACTTGCATCATCCCGAGGGTGATGTCTGGGTTCACACAAAGCTGCTGCTGGCTCAGCTGGAAAAGGGTTGCAGTGTGACCCTGGCCTTGGCTGCTTTGCTGCACGATGTGGCGAAGCCGGTCACGAATGGCGAGAAGAATGGCCAGCCGACTTTCTACGGTCATGAAGAAGTCGGAGCCAAGATGACTCGCGACATACTGAATCGGCTGCGGTTCTCCACTGACGTCGTAGACACAGTGGTCAGCCACGTGGCTCAGCACATGGACTTCCGTTTGGTTCAGGAAATGCGCAAGGCCAAGGTCATGCGCTTCTTGGCCCAGCCGAACTTCGCCGAACTGTTGGCATTGCATAAGCTGGATGCCACAGCCGGTCGGGTGAACCTGGTTCATGCTGAGTTCGTAGAGAAGCTGCTGGCTGAAACACCGGAAGAGAAGCTCCATCCGGTTCTCCTGGTGACAGGCCGCGACCTGATAGAGATGGGCATGAAGCCGGGACCGCTGTTCAAGACTTTGCTGTTCGAAGTCGGCAATGCTCAGTTGGCCGGGGAAGTAACGACCAAGGAAGAGGCGTTGGCTTTCGTTGTTGACACCTTGGAAACGATGAAGGAATGCCAGGTTGAAGGAGGCCTGTAAGGTTGGCAAATAAAGCTCAAATTGTTCAAATGAAGGCTGATGAAGACTACTGGCGCGTGCTTGAAGGACCTCTGGGGTGGAGACTCCATGGGTTCACCTTCCAGCTACGCGCCAATTTCTTCACCACAAAGCTCGAAAGTCCTTTTGTTGAGACTATCACTTTGACAAACAACCAGCGCGATGCTATTGTCCGCGCACTCACACTCAATCAGTACAGCTTTCCTCGTGGAGAACAGAAACCCTGCCCATTTTGTGTGAAAAGGTTAGGAAGACCATCTCCTACCTGTGAAGACTGCATGGGTTCGGGATTCATTCAAAGTCCGCTTCCTATGAGCAAGGATGCTACTTGGACTCACAACATGGGCGACCCGAAACGAGTGTCATACTGAGTATTGAGAACTACAACAGTCTCTTATAGAGAGCAGGTAACTGATGGGACCATTCGGAATACCAAACGAAGTGCCGACTTCTATAGCACGAGACATTGTAGCTGAGTTCTCACGAGAGATACTCGAAAAGTCTGCCTTTGTCATGGGACCTCAGTCCAAAGTAGCAAGCACACTTCGCGAGGCCGTCGCGCTCGATTGGAAATGTCGGGTGTATAAGTTGAGGGATAGTTCTCTCATCGTGGTTCCCCAAAACAAGGAGGTACAGTCACCATGACCTGCGATTGGAATTTCAGACTAAACGGTGTTCCCGTCTCTTCGCTGATCATCCGCCGGAATAAACTCAAGGAAGGATGGCCGACGCAGAAAGAGTCGTTGGTGGTTGTAGATCCGATGTTGGGAGAAATCACTGTAGACGATAACCCGGTGGAAGGATATCCTAGTTTCATACTTGAATATCGGTCAAAGTCGCTTTCATTGGAGGACAAGAGTTGGTTGATCAAGGCAGGTTGGCGCCAGATTTCAGTTGAAGACGCCATCGCGATGCTCACCAGATTTAATGTCCGTCAACTCGCAAAGGTGAAATCGAGATCAAAATAAGTATACAGAAACCCTCTATGAGTGCGGTATTATGCCTCCGGAGGTTTCCGTGCCAAGAAAAGTAGTAACAGCAGAAGGCATTATAACAATCAACGATGCTGACGAAGACTTTGAAGACAACGATGTCCTTGACCCGGAGGAGGAAGACGAGTTTGACGAGGATGCTGACGGGGAGGGGTATTACGAGGAGGAACCTCTATTTGTTGAAGAGGAGAAACTCGAAGATGAGGAAGAATAACAGTATTATAATACCATGGTTAGAAGTTCATCGGTAGCATTGAAGTTTGCCAATTCAGGAAAGCGAAAAGCACTTGGAGAGTTTATTTCTGAGTACACTCGTGTAGTTTCTGAATTTGTGAACATCATGTGGGAAATGAACGAAGTTCAAACTCTACCAGATAAATACACAACTTCTCAAGTCACCACCTGGCTCTCAGCCAGAGCTAAACAGGCAGCTAGCAAACAAGCGTCAGGTATGGTTAGAGGAACTAAAAAGAAACAAGCCAAGGCGAGTAAACCTAGTACGAAACACTTGCAACCTTGTTTAGATCAAAGATTTATCGACTTAGACTTCAGAAACTCAACCAGTTTTGATGGATGGGTGAGGATAACTTCTCTGGGAAACAAGTTGAGGCTGGTACTACCCTTCAAATCACACAAGCATTTAGCTAAAATGTTTCACAATGGGAAGATTTTGAACTCTATTAGACTATCCGCTAGTACCATCACATTTAGTTTTGAGATACCAGATACTAGGCTGGTTAAAGTTGGAGTAACTTTGGGAGTAGACGTGGGTCTGAGTAAGACTATTTCCGTTTCCAATGGATTTCAAACTTGCCCTGATCATCATGGTTGGACTTTTCCAAAGATTGCTGAAAAACTTTCTAGACGAAATAGGGGTTCTCAAGGGTTTAGAAAAGCTCAAACTCATCGAAAGAATTTTATCAACTGGTCAGTAAACCAGCTAGAACTACAAGGTGTTAAACAAATTTGTCGAGAAGATATATCTAAATTGAGGAAAGGAAAATCATCCTCAAGAAAGTTGAGCCACTGGACGTATGCTGATATCTTTGTAAAGCTGGACAGATACTGTACGGAGCACGGTGTCCGTGTGACTACAGTACCTTCCGCTTATACAAGCCAAAGATGCTCAGTATGTGGCTGGGTAAAGAAGTCCAATAGAAACGGAGAGGTATTTAGGTGTAGCAAATGTGATTTCATCACAGATGCCGACTTAAATGCTGCCGTCAATATCGGACTTGGTCTTTCTAGTGTATCTAGAGGCCAACTGAACTTGACTGGGTTTTACTGGTTAAGTTCAGCTCAGAAGCCTATAGTCTCTGAGACCCAAAAAATCAGACCTGATAACTATTACGAAGAAGTGTACTATGGGTGATCTATGTCCCATCGTCACGACCTACACTGATACTCTCGGAATACCTCCATCCCTGCTAGAGAAACTCTGGGAAATTCGTACCTGGGACATAGATGGGGTCAAAGAAGGTCGAGTCAATCCGATTCCCTTCCGCTGGCCCACTCTCCTCAAGAAAGAGTTCATTCAGGATGGGGAGCTTCATCCTCTTGTACTGAGGGAGTATCAAAAACAGCAGATTTTCCACCATACGAGGTTGCCTAGACATATTAATGGAGACGGCGTCGGCCTGGGGAAGGCTCAACCTCTTACTGCCAAAGTTCTAACTCCTTACGGATGGAAGTCAATGGGAGATCTGAAAGTTGGAGATGCTATTACCGATCCAGATGGTGGAACAGGTAAAGTTGAGGCAATTTTCCCTCAGGGCATCAAGTCCATTTTCAAGTTTATCACTAATGATGGGGGATCCACTGAATGTTGTGAAGAACATTTGTGGACTGTACAGACAAGTCACGATCGTGAAAACAAGAAGTTTCGCACTCTATCTACCAAACAACTCCTAGACATCGGATTGCAAGATCGTAGGAAAACTAGCAATTTTTTCCTCCCTATAGCTGCTGTCAGCAAAGGACTTAGAAGTGAAGGATTGCTTCTCATTAAACCATACTCTATGGGAGCTTTACTTGGTGATGGAGGATTCAGAGAACCTGGAGTTTCAATTTCCAATGTTGACGAGGAAATACTCTCCAGAGTTAGAGCGGAACTTCCTCTTGAGTTATTCTTACGGAGAATTATTCCTGACGGTTGTGACTATTCCATAACAACCGGATTGAAGAAACCAAATCCTTACATAAGAGCATTAGTGAAACTGGGACTATGGGGTAAGAAATCTCCAGATAAGCACATTCCTAAGCAGTATCTAACTGCCTCAGCAGCAGTCCGTAAAGAACTTTTGAGAGGACTATTAGATACCGATGGAGAGTGTTCAAAAAATGGTTTGGTCTATCTTGGAACTTCGTCAAAGTCGTTGGCTGAGGATACTGCTTTTCTAGTTAGATCTCTCGGAGGAATGGCGACACTTCGAGGACCAAACAAAGGAAAATTCTATGAATACAAAGGAGAGAGAAGACAAGGTTTACCAGGATACAATCTAACCATCAAGACTCATTTCAATCCGTTTCATCTCAAGAGAAAAGCAGAACGATGGAAACTGCCTCTTTTTGCTAGAGCTATCGTTAGCATTGAGCCTGTTGGAGAAAAAGAAGCTCAGTGTATACGTGTATCAACTAAACGAAACCTCTATATCACTGATGATCACATTGTTACTCACAACACCATCGATGTCATCGCCTCTGCCTGCTGGGTCAAGGAACGTCATCCCAATGCCAAGTTTCTGGTTCTGACGACCAAGTCCACCACCTGGCAGTGGGGATCAGAATTCTCCAAATTCTCTGATCTGCGACCGTTTGTCATGGTGGATGAATACAAGGGACAGTCCTCCTACAAGGCCCGGTTGCAACAGCTTCGCGACTTCCTTGCTGGCGCCAAGAAGGACGTGATGGTCTGTAAGTACACGTCTGTCATTGGAAAGCGGAAGAAGGGAGTGGGACAGTTTGATGTTGATGGCAACCCAACCAACAATGGCACCGAGGTCATATCAGAGGAGATCAAGGAGTTCTGCCGAATTTGTATGGCCAATCGTGAAGACCTTTGGATCATCCTCGATGAATGCCAAAAGTTCAAGGGAGTGGGCAATGCCATTCGTCAACTGATCGCCAACCTTTGCAACAGAACTGACCATGTCTGGGCTCTGACCGCCACCGTCGTGAAGAATGACCTCGCAGAGTTCTACTCGATCTCCTCCGCCCTCAACATCCGTCCCTTTGGATACCTCGACGACTTCAATGAGAAGTTCTGCATCTTCGAGAAGCAGCATCGAGGTAACGGGATCTTTGAGGATGTCCTGCGTGGGTATCACAACCTCAAGGACTTTCGAGAGGGAATGCGTCCGTTCTTCCTTGGACGATCCCAGGCTCAGGTCAAGGAACCTCTTCCCAAGCTGAGCACCAGCTACATTCCTATCGACCTCAGTGCTGAGCAGGTCAAACTCCTTCTGCATGACATTCCTGAAGGAACCTATCAGCTGCCTCCCTCTGTAACAAAGGTTGCCGGCGAGATCATCATCAAGGATCGCAACCCTGACAACCTGATGACCATGATGTCGGTCTACCAGCTGGTGGCCAACCACCCGGCTTTGCTGGATCCATCCGACAAGGAAAAGTTCCTCACACCCAAGCTCTCTCCCAAAGAGGAGGAACTACTCTATTTGCTAGACGGAGGAGATCTCGTTGGCGAGAAGGTTATCTGCTATGCTCAACCTTTGGATTCAAAAATCCTCACTCCCTCTGGCTGGAAGACAATGGGAGAAATGAACATTGGAACAGAAGTGGTGGATCCTGACACTGGTGAGAAAGCGGAGGTTATAGGAGTTTACCCTCAAGGAGTGAAACCAATCTATCGAGTAACCACAAAGAGTGGAGCAGTAACTGAAGCTACAGAAGATCATCTTTGGTTGGTACAAAGTCACAAGAAAACCTGGAGGGTTAGAAATACCAGACAGATCATAGACAGAGGATTACAAAGGAAAGATCCCAGAGAAAGCAATGTCAATCGATATAACAAAGCCTTTCTTCCTATAGCTAAAGAAACCCGATTCTCACAAAATGGAGATCTCCCTATCCCTCCTTACACCTTGGGAGTACTATTAGGCGATGGAGATATTTCAAGCGGAAAAGGAATTGAGTTTAGCGTTGACGACTCTGAAATCGCTGAGAGAGTGAAACAAGAATGTCCTATTGGGATGACTGTTCACGATCGTAAGCTGTACTACAAACATCCCAGTGGAAATATTCATCCAGGGTACTCATTGGTGAGTACTACTCCTACTGAAAAGGACGAACAAGGGTACAACATTGGAGGTAACAACAGGTATCTCAACTCTATTAAGGAAATGAACCTATGCTGTGATTCTTATACAAAATTCATTCCGGAAAAGTACCTTCATTCCTCCATTGAAGACAGAATTGAGTTACTCCGTGGATATTTAGACACCGATGGCTGCTGTGGCGAAGGACAAGTCACTGTAGGATCAGCTTCAAAACAACTGATCTTGGACGCTGCTGAATTAGTTCGTTCCTTGGGAGGACTTGCATATTTTAGCGGACCTGAAAGGACATTTTACACTCATAACGGAGGTAGGAAAGAAGGAGCAACTGGCTGGAGTCTAACCATTCAGGTTTCATTCAATCCCTTCCATCTTGAAAGGAAAACAGAACTTTGGCACCCTGCAAAATCGGTTCTCAATCCCATAAAATCAATTGAGTACGTGGGAGAAAAAGAGTGCCAGTGCATCCGAGTATCCTCCAAACGATCTTTGTATATCACTGATGATTACATTGTTACACATAACACAAAGTACCGAACCTGGATCGATCGTCTCGACGCCCTCACCAACGCTGGCCAGTTCACCAGGCGGAAGTTCCTGCGCATCACTGGAGCTGAGAGCGAGAAGACTAGAGATATCAACAAGCGGTTGTTCCAGTCCACTGCCGAGCATGATCTCATCGTCATCAACAATGCTGGGATGGAGGGAATCAATCTCCAGTCTGCGGCTCACATGATCTTGCTAGATTGTCCCTGGTCCTGGGGAGATCTCATCCAGCTGGTGGGCCGGATGGTCCGTATGGCATCGCCACACTCTGCCTGCACACTCCACATCATGGCTGCCAAAGGAACCATGGATGAGTACACCATCGAGGTTCTCAAAGGAAAGAAGGGAATCTTCGAGACAATTCTGGGCGAGTCTCATTCCGCCGGTATTCTAGACAATAACCTCGAGATCAACCTGGATTCTGGTATGGATCAGGCTGGTACCGATGAAGAATTCAGAAGGATGCTCACAGCCCACGTGAAGAGTGTGAGCATGAAGAGCTTCACGGATGGGAAGCTCTTGTTCAGGGCGAGCACCGATAGCGACTACAAGATGATCTTTGAAGATGGTGGCAAGAAGCCCAGGCGCGGCGGCGGGAAGTTCGCTCAAATGCAAGACAAGTACCAAGGCAAGTGGGATTTTCCGGAGGCAGAATGACAGCATCGGAGATTGCAAACAAATGCATTGAGAGTCTGGAATCTGACAATGGCGGCGAATTCTTCGCTTCGTCTCATCAGATGTCCAACCTCGTTGCAGGGATTCAACTCATGATCGATGCTGGATGTCCTTTTGGTGAAGTATGTGAGTGTCAATTTCACTGTCTCTCCATAACACCAGTATCGGTTCATAGAGGAAAGCAATGGCTCAACTTGGTATCACATCCATGACAGTTTCCATCTCCGTGTCTGACAAAGACTACGGAAAAGGCAGCGACTATTTCTGCAATCTCACTTCAAAAGCACCTGACGCTGATCCAATCCCTCTTGAGAAAATTGAACAGGTGGTTGATGAAGGGCTGAAGATGTTCCTCACCACCTTCCAGACGATCCTCACCAGTCGATTTGCCACCGGCAACCTTGGCGCCAGGGAATTCAAGGAACTGTGGGAGATGTCTGAGACTCGCTTTGCCAAGATGCACAAGTTCCTGGTAGCTCAGTCCGTTCCTGAGGAGAAAACTCCTGATGCAGCATCTTAACGGCATTGTCGACGACCTTGACCCGAAGGAACTGGTGTACCTCGAGGGAAAGGGACCGGGTGAGACTGAGTGGAGGAGATTGGAACCTCCCAAGTCTCGTGAAGAAGCCGAATTCTTCTATGCCGTAGCAGCAGCTGCACCATTCATTCAACAAGGTGTCGAATTCAGATTTGTACCTGTGGAGAAAGCCTGATGAGTAATGCTGGTTCAACTTCCTCTTTGCTAAACAGCCTGATGGCCGAGAATCTCTTGTCCGGCTCTTATGTGCTGACGCAAATTCAGTTGCTGAGTGATTCACTGAAGTACAACACCGAGGGTGGATCCATTTCGTACGACGATTACTACAATCGTCTCGAAAAGGAACTCGACGAAGTGTCTCGTATCGAACTCAGGAACGACGTGGTGCCAGGGACCGAGTCTCAGTATCAGATCCAGCTGAGCGTCGCCATGGAGCGGGTGAACACCGACTGTTCCAAGTTGACCCAGCACATCCTCCACTTCAGAGCTCTGCTGAACAACGCTCTGGTCAAGAGCAAGACTCTGTCAGCCTCCTTCGTCGCCTGGTACACGCTAGCAGCCAACGAAGTTCTCGAAGAGACCAAGGCCAAGTTGCCCACATCAGCGGTCAAGGCCCTGGCGGATAGCGAGTTCTCGCGTCTGTTCAGCGGTTTGAACATGGAAGTGGAGTCCCTGGTTACCGCTCTCAATGTTCAGATGGAGCAGATCAAGGAACACAAGAAGTCTCAGCAGGAAAAGTACAAGATGGGCCAGGATCAGGCCAATGCCAGTTGGGTTGGAAGACTACCTGAATATGGCGTAACCTCTGATCCTGCAGCCCAGGCCCTGGTTAGAAAGGGCATGCATCATCAGGAAGAGGACAAGGAAGATGGTCCGCCCAATTTCGTTAGCCAGAGGCCCATACTGAATCCTCCGCCTCAACCACCGGCGATCCCTCCCTACACTCCACCAGAGAAACCGTTCATTGTTCAGACTGAGAATCACGGAACTGTCCAAACTGAGAAGCATGGAACAGCCGTGACGGATCAATCTGGGACGATTGTCTCCTCGACGGTCGAATCAAGATCATTCGTTGCCGACACAACCACAGTGACATCAACTCATCCGAGCATATTCACTCCTCCGGTGAACACCATCGTCTTCACCCTTCCGGATGATGTGAATCCTGAACTCAAGGGCACCTTCGTCAAGTTCGGCTCCCCTCAGCCTGTTGAAATTCTGAATGAGCCCAAGGATGTTGTGAGAGGGACGACACCGTTCCTCCCTGATGACGAATACGAGGCTGAAGACGGATCCTTCCAGAAGCAGGTTGACAACTTCGTAGACAGCGTAGATGCTCAACAGGGAGAACAGGGTCCAGACCCAGTTGTCGTGAACGTGGACAAGACAGCCCGTGATCGGATGGAGATGATCCTGGCTATGGAAGCTGGAGATGCCGAGCCTCTTCCGGATGTGACTGAGTTGGACAAAGAGATACAGAAGGGTCCAGACCCAGACCCGTTACCACAGGATGATCCTCAGTATGGAGAAGTTGCCGAAGTCTTGCTTGACAGCCCAGCGTTGCCACCGAGAGTTGTTGACGAGAAGCCGGAACTCAAGCCAGAGGACAGAATTCTTTCGCTTGACGACCTCAAGAAGCAATTGGAGCCAACTCCAGCAGCCGTTCCTACACCAGAAATCACTCCAACGACCACTCCTGGTGCACCCCGGCGCAAACTGATTCTGGACTTCGACGACGAGTTGCTATGATCGGACTTCAAAGCTGCCCTGGCTGCATGTACTCTGGAGGAACGCATCTGGAGTCATGCCCCGAGGCCGCACACAACAAGTATCGTGAGCCTCCACCGCCTCCTTTGCGTGTGTTCATCATCGCATACTACAACCAGATTGATCAGGTCAGTTGCCTCAATCTCTGGGAGGATGGAGCCTACTTCACTGATGAAGCCAAGGCTGAACATGTGGTTGACTTGTTGACTGAGACAGTTGCCCACGACTACAGTGGGAAACCTATCACTGTCTACAAAGTTACAGAACTGGTGCCCTATGGCTGACCTCTACGCTCGCGAACAAGAAGCGGAAGCGTCTGAACGTCGCATGATCGAGATGATCGTCCGTGAGAAACTCTGGCTCAACTGTGATTGGTATCGCTGTTGCTATCGATCTACTGACAGAGATTGCTGCTCAATTGGCAGATCATAACAAGTACACTCGCAGGATTCACAGCATTCCGGACAACTTCTGATTTCACGCCGAAA